GAAAGGAATCCTGCCACGAGGATGGTTAACAGGCTTCTAATCAGGGCACGCCGCCGTGTACGCTTCCGCGGCGCGGACAAGATAATCCCTGACCCATTGCGGCGCTGTTTCGAATTGCTCTGCCGTAATTTGTTCTGGCGTGAGAGCAGCGCAATAAGTGCTAGCGGTGTCAGTGGCGACTTCTTCACTGACGGATGAGGACGCTTCGGGTGTCGTCGCGCAACTCGCTAACAGACCGCACACCGCTAGGAGCGTCAGCCCGGGCAGTATCAGCTTTGACCAGGATTTCGTCATTTCGTTTCTCTATCACTTTCTGGGTCTTGCGCGCCTTGATTTCCATTTTCCGTTGCTGCTGTCGCGCCCCTCGGGCCTCATCCAGTTCTTCCTTGCCCTTATACAGGCCAAGGCCGACTAGAATGACCAGCCCCCATGCAACAATCGGATTATTTGAGAAGAAAGCTGCAAAGGGCATTAGTACATCCCCTGTGTTGCATCGATCTCACCCTCAATCTCAAGCTTCTCGCCGCGTTTCTCGCGCCAATAGCCCCACGCCATCCAGAGGATACCAAGCCCGAAAGCCACACCCAGCAGGGTAAGACCAACAACGCCTAGATTGGATGACAGCGCCCGCACCTCTTCAGACATTGCGTTAGCGCCTGCAACCACACCCGTGGTCACCGTAATCTTTGTGCCGGCATCCTTCATTGAAATGCCCTTTTCCTTCAGAACGCCGCCCTGATAGCGCCGCGTTTCTTCCTTGGGGATAAGCCCTTTATCCTTGTCGATCCCGTAGGGGACTTCCTCAGCCGCCTTTGTGTTGACGGACATGGGCTTGTTACCAATGGGGAGAATAGGCCGCTCAAAGGACATGGGCTTCCCTGTCTTGAGGGATTCTACCTGCATGTTGTTTAGATCCTCAGTCGTCAGAGGTGTCTCTGGCGTCGGATCAAATACTGCATCTGGTTCCGGTGTTGCCACTGGCTCAGCCCCGCGCTTTGGTATTTCCAGCTCTTCAAAAGTACCCTGATTTGCGTCTTCCGTCACCTCTTCTTTGAACAGGTAGTCATCCGGCTCATCGAGGAAGGCGGCAAGGCTACGGGCGCGCTCTACCACCTCGTTAATCAGGTCAATGACATTCGTGATGATTTCCTTGAAACCACCGCCCTTCCAATCGATCTTGCCCTCGCCTGGTTTGACATTGTTGGCATTCGCTGCTTGCTCTGCAACCGCCCATGAGAAGCCGCGCCAGATCAGCCATTCACGCAAGCGACGGATAGGCAGGCCGCGGTCAATAACAGCATCCCGCTTTCCGTCATCATCGCGGTCATCGATGGTGTAGATGTATTTCAGCCATTGCGGGCCAACATCATCATCACCCTTGCCCCCATTTATCATCTTGAGGAGGGTGTAGCTCGCAAACTTGGTTTCACCGAAATTGAAGGCGAAGCTGACCAGAGCGTCAAACTGGCCCTGTGTGAGCGTCTTGGTGACATACTTTCGGACGATAGACGCCGCCTCTTCCATGTCCGCATAGAACCAGTTGTCAATTTGCTGGTCCGTGTAGGGTGTGGGAATAGAAAGCTCATTCTCGTCAAGCTTGTGACCAATGCCGCCTGTAGCGTGGCCCCCACCGTCAAGATAGGAGGCATACTGGCGCCCCTCGGACGCCTCTACGAGGTTATACGCTGTCTCGCTGGGATGCATCATCATCTGATTGCTCCGGTTCTGATTGTTCTAACGGGGTCCCGCTGCCATTCGTGGTCTTTGGATCTGGGTGGATAATGTCCACCGAATTAGGCTTTGCTACCACTGGCAAGCCCTTGTCCTGTCGCTTGACCAGGCGAACCTGCTCATCGGTAATGTAGGGTGTTTCCACCTTCTCCGGGTCGCGGGCCTTCTCAGCCTTCCAGAGAGCGGCAATGACCTCTTCCATATTACCGCCCTTAAAGGCGGTCTTGGCGATGTTCTCCGCCGTCCAGGTGGTGTTTCTGGCCAGCTTGACCGCATGCGCCCATGAGGGAGCCAGCGTCTCTGCTCTCAGCTCAATCTTGTTACTCTGCCGCTTCCGTCGATTGCGGGTATTCGCAGCCTTTTTTCCCGCCTCTACGCGCACGGGGTCTTTGTACTCCCCTTCCGCCTTGTCCTTCTCCTGAACTGACCGCAGCTTGAGGACCGCATACCCGCCCGTAAAGCAGGCCATCATGAGAATCTCGCCAAAGCCAAACCAGAAGGTAAAGAAGGCGACACCCCAGATAAACTTATGCGTGTCAGGTGGGTCTTCTGCAGGATTCCATGTGTTTGTGCTGAACCGAGCACCGAAGATGAACAGGTCATTGAAGCTCGACTCTGCTGCGTTGTCTGTGACCTCCTGTGTGCGCGTTCCGCGCTTCTGGTCGCGCAACTCCTGCAGACGGGTACGAATCTCGCTCAGGCGGTCATCTCGCGCTTGTATGGCCTCTCTCTGCTTCAGGGCGAAGGCTTGGGCCTCGTCATCATTGTCCAGACCGTCATTCGTAATGCTATCAATGGACCGCTGGTAGGTATCAACCGCGCTCTGCGTCAGGGCTGGCAGCTCAGCGCGCTCTGCCTGCAGCTCTGCAATCTCATCATCTACAAGGCTTACATCGATGTCTGCCACCTCAGAGATAGAGCTGACCTGCGTGTATTGCTTCTGCATGATCTTGGCAGACACCCCAAAGGCATGAACCAGGAGCAGCAGCGCAGCGAAGACGGTCATGAAGGTAAACCAGCGCGACCATCCCCGCATTTTGTGAGCGGCGAAATAGATAGCCAGAGAGCCCGCAATGACGCTGAAGGCACGGATGCCCCAAGCAATCTGCTGCGTTACGTTCGCGGGGATAACCCCACCTGCAAGCGGCCGGCTGAATTGTGCGTCCAGCTGAAGGAAGGCCCACACAAGGTAGACCCCGAGCGCATAGAGCGCAATTACGATCCAGAAGGTTGCGAACATTGAGCCGCCGTGGTTCCACAGCGACTTGAAGTCATCTCGTTTAAGTCCCAGCATTTTAGCCCCTAGTTACCTCAATAAGAAGAATAGCATGGTTGTCATCGCGCCGCCAATCGTGATCGAACCCGTTATAATGTAAAAGACAAAGCGCATGGTTTGACGGCGCTTTTGCGTCTCTGCGTCCCGAATGTCCGCCACCGCCTTGGCCACTGCGGGCATGAAGTCGGTTTCCATCCAGTTATGCAGCATGTCCCGCATTTGTGTGGCAACTTCACGCGCCGCATCAGAGCGAGCCGCAGCAATCTTGTCGCTCACCGTTCTGATCATGACCTTGTTCTGGGCGTCATTCTGATGCTCGACATGGACCCGCATAGCCTCCTGCACCCCGCGAACCATTTCCTTGGGTGCCAGATCAGACTGCATCCGAGTGATAGAATCCTTTAAAGCATCGTGACGCGTCGAAAGTTCGCGAAACATAGCTTTCATATCATCAAAGTATCGGTCGATCCGTGTTGGCGGATCATTAGGATTCATGCTTTCCGACAAGGCTAAGCCCCCATGCCTACAATGTATTCATACCCGTCTACACTAAATTTCCACTTATAGCCAACAAAAGTCCCTTTTTGACCAGTGCGTTGCGACTCCCACGGCTCCTCTACGAGCGTGGTTGCATTTCGGAGCGCCTGACGGGTAGCCTCATCATTATTGTAGAAGAGGATGGCCGTGTCATAGTCCCACACGTCAAAGTCTGTCTTGCCTATATAGTCCTCGCGTTTACCGCCAAGGATGCGCAGGACATACTGAGTGGAAAGCTCCACCATGTAATACTTCTGATCTCTGGGCTCCCAGCGCTTGACCCATGCAAGACCGGGGAATTGGACAATGGCTTGCAGGAGGGGGCGCGATTCTGTCGCCACCGCCTTGGCCTGCTCTGCCATACTTTCAAAGCGGCGAATGTCCTCATCGCCAGCCACAATTAGAGAACCTCAACCGCCGCATTCTTGGCCTTATACATGGCGTTATGCATCGCTACATGGAGGTCATTGTAGCCTTCTTGGTTCATAAACATCAGGGTCTGAACAGCCTGGTACTTTTTCCAGAGCCAAGCTTGCTGTTGCCCGTGCGGGATGTTTTCCCGGTCCATCTCGTCAAGGACGACCTTGGGGATTTTGTCCACATCAAAAATCTTGTTATCAGGCATCTGGTCAAGCATCTGCTCTGCAGGGTGCGGTTTGGCCGCTTCTGCCAGAAGCTTCTCCAGCTCTTCTATCTTGGCGAGGGCATCATCCAGGCGCTGCTGCGTCTCGGGGTTATCCACTGTCACCGTTTCAGTCACGGTCTCAGTCTCAACCACCGTCTCAGGTGCGCGAGCTGCTGGCAGGCTTGGAGACTCACCAATGTCCCTCAAAACATTGTTAATCACCCGCATACCGTCATCAAGGCGGGCTGCAATATAGGCATAGCCCCGCCCCTCTGTCGTCTCAGGTGTCTTGTTGTCACACAGCGCGAGAACATCCCCGCACTCCTTAGCCGCGGCCTGAAGGGCTGCAACGGCTTGTTTGGTCTCAATCTCAAGGCTCATTTGCCCCTCCTTATAGTGGCAAGGTTACGTCGTAAGTAAATGTGTCGAGCGTCGTGCTGCCGTCAGATTCATTGGTGATTGTCACGGTTCCTGTCACGGTTCCAGGCGCGATGTTTGCGACTTGCCACCGCAATGTATCGCCATCGCTCACGCTGAGCTGCCCGCCATCAGCAATGAATGTGAAGCCGCCGCCGTTCAGGCTGTAATAGACCTGCCCGGAGCCCGTCCGGTTCATCTCAAGGTTTATCGAGCCGTCAAAGTTTTGCAGGGTCTGGTTAGCGTTGTTTTGCGGTTCATTGCCAGGGCCAATGTTTGCCCAATTCACCGCGTCCGGCGTTCTGTCACCCCCAACATTTAAACCAGTGAAAATTGACGCCGTGACAACCATTAGGAAACATCTCCGGTGACATAGCAAACTGTCGCCGACTGAAACCAGATGACCGCAAGACCGCGCGCCGCAAGGGTGCAGGACGCAACGTTTGTTCCGTTAACATACATCGATAGACCAGAACCGCGCGTAATTGTTCGTGAGGCCCCCCCTGAATTGAGTGGCCCTATTGTGTCTTGCGCAGCTCCAATTGTGTTGGGAATGGTAATGTTGCCAGAGAGGTTGATTCCTGCACCAATGTTAGCAGACGTAAGGGTGCCTGTGCTGGCGCCATCCACAGGCACCTTTGAGCGGACGCTAGAAAATTCGACCGCGTCTGTTGTCGCCAAGGCTTGATCCAAAGCACCCAAATACCCCCATTGAGTAGCGCTTATTGTCGTCGCTCCAATGTTCTGCAGCTCACCTAGCTCAGCCGAGGTCAAAGGGTTTGCGGCGTATGTATCAAGGTCAGCGTCCCATGCCTGAACATCTATTCCTATTTCAAGGTTAACCCCTGTTTTAAAGCCCGCCTCATTTGTGAAGCTAAGGCCCGCCAAAAAGGCAAGGCCCGCATTATAAGCTTGCACGTCAGACCCGATAGCAACGCCAAGGTTGCTCCGCGCCGTCGAAGCGCTGGCAAGGTCTGACAGGTTGTTAGAGGCAATCAGCGCGCCAGAGGTTGCCGCATCAGGAAAGCCGATGATCTTGAAGCCGCCTGAGGCGCTGTCTAACGCGCCATCATAGGCAACATCATACATGCTATCCGCATCGAGATCTCCGCTTCCAGCCTGGGTGCCGTCTGGCATATAGACCTTCTTCGCCCCAATCGCATCCACATTGAGCGTTACCGCCCCTGTGCTGTCTGCGTTAGGCTGCCAGAGGACCCGGAAGTTTGAGGGATAAGCGCTCAGGCTCTCACCAGTGGTCAGGGTGTAGGCATTGCTTGCCCCGCCCATTGTCACATTGCCGCTCAGGGTGTTGAGCCAGTGTGAAATGCGCGCCATCATCGAGCGGGCGCTATCGTTTACGGTAGAAGGTGCCTGACCCTCTGCCCAGTTGATCGCGCTATCCGCATCGTCATTATCCGCGGCAGTCGTAACCCAATCCCAAACAGCCATTAGCTAGCCCTCTTCCATTGACCATTCACGAACTCGTAAACAGTGCCATCTTCTTCAACGCGCTTGAGCATTACGCCCCGCGCCTTCTCTTCTGGTGTGACCTCTGTAGGGTCAACTTCCGGCTCAGGACGCCCCAGCAGGGCTGTCATGGCGTCTTGTGGCTTCATGCTAGGCGTTTCAGGCAATCCGCGGCCTGAGCGTGTCGCCTGGTCCGCACTGCCAAGGATCTGACTGAGCGGGTTTGGATCTTCTTTCTTCTGACCACCTGACAGAGCGGCCCAGATGCCAGCGGCACCGCCTGCTCCCATCAAGCCAAGGATACCGCCGCCACCATCACCCGTGGTGCCATAATCACCTCCGGGGTAGCGTCCGCGGGCCTGTGCCATCTCGCTTGGGGATAGGGCAGCTACGGCCCCGTCATCCATGTTCTCAGCGATAAAGCGAGCCTGTTGCGGGTCCATTCCGTCCGCTATCAGCTTTTCTGTCAGCATGTTCCGAGCTGAGAAAGCGTCCTCTGCGTCCGGTGTAATGCCTGTAGGGGCCTCATCAGCAATCAGGGGGCTTTGGCGAAGCTCATCTCCTGTCTGACCAATAGAGGCGGGACGTTGACCGGCAGGGGCGCGGGCTCTGCCGCCCATGTCCTGCAATCCGTCGCGAATCTGGTTCTGTGTGCGTTTGCGCTCAACACCGGGGCCAAAGCCATTTGTTATGATAGGGCTGTCAGATAGCTCTGGATCGAATCTGGCGTATTTAGACCGGATGTTTTTGGGGTCAAAAACCAAAGTGTGATCCGTAGGGCGGTAAACCCCATAACCCGCCTCATCGCTAAAGTTTTGAAACACTACGCCGTCAAAGCCTTCCTGTTTTGCTTTAGAGGCAAGCTCAGTAAGGTTAACATCATCTGGGTCATACATCGCCCCACCCATATCGACCTTCTTGAGGTTGCCTCGCGCGAGCAAAGGCATAACAGAAGCTCCCTCCCCAAGCCCATTTTTTCCAATCTCCCCCTCAAGGACTTCCGCTTGCTGCATTAAACGGTTTGCCTCGTCCCAATCCCCGCGGCGCTCTGCTCTCATAGAGGCGTCAATCAGATCTTGCACCGGCTTCGTTTCGGAAGCGTAGGAGGCATAGCCGCTCGCGGTATCGGGCGAACCGGCCAACCATGTTCCTAGCTTAGCGCTCCGAGATCCCGTAACCCGGCCTGCTTGAGCGGGGTCAAATGCTTCTGGCGTGCTAGAGGTGCCGTGAAAACCTTCTACATCAAACCCCATTTCCCTAGCCCGTGCCATTCGTGAGGCTTCGTCCATTGGGAGCGGGTCAGCAGGTGTAGCAAATGATTTTGGAGCGGTCTGTGGTGCACCCTTTGACCCCCGAGACGTGAGCTTTCGAGCGGTCCCCATTCCAGCAGCCCCCATAGCCGCACCAATCGCAACATCCTTGCCATCAATTACACCATCCTGGTTGTAATCAACGAAGTTGCCGGAAACGCTGCCTAGAGCACCTCCGCCCAAGGTGCTGCCAACCATGCCGTTTTGAGCAGGCTCTTCTGCTTTGGGTTTGGCGAGGGCGGATTCCATCGCTGCTGCAGCGCTGGGCTCCCCTTTAGGCAAAGACCCTTGAGGCGTTTGAGCTGCGTGGTTTGCCGCTCTAGGACGTGCCATTAAGAAGCGCGTCATGTCCTCAAGCGTCTGAGGACGAGTCCCAAAGGCTGTATCTGCAAGCATCCGGCTTCCGCGATAGGCGGCATAAAGCCCTTGATAATGCGGGGCAAAGGCCATCAAGGCCCCTTCGCCCAACATTGTGCCAGGCGTGGCGTTGTCTACCGCGTTCGCAACCTTGCTATTATATAGCGCCGGAGCCTGAGCCGTAGCCTGCTGATTTGGAGCCGTGCGGCTGTTTGCATTCGGGTCAAAGCTGTTCAGAAAGCCCTGCTCATTCTTGATAGCCAGCAGGTCATCCGCAAAAGGCTTCGCGCCAACCTGCTCAAAAAAATCAATCGCGGCATCACTCGTGACAGAAGTAAGCCGCGCGGGCTGGCCAGCAGGACCGCCTTGCATCTTAGCTAATGCGGCGTCTCGGATAGACACCAGCGCCACCTGCTTTTCGCGGTCTGTCAGAGTATTGAAGGACTCGACCAGCTCAGCGCGCATGCCAGGGTTATTCATCAGGCTGGAATTAGCGCCCCCAAAGAGCTTGTCCCCAAACTCACGGGCATTCAGAACGCCCTGCTCTGTACCCCATGCGCGCTTAGTGGCGGCATAGTCATCAAAGCTATCAAGCACCTCATCAATCTGAGACACCGAATCAAGCAAGTCACCTCGTTCTCTGCCGCTGGCTGAGCGGGCATCCTTTGACAGGCGTGAGCGCATCCAATGCGCCGCCTCGTAAGGCTTGGCGTCAATGTATTGCTCTACGCTCATCCCTGCATTCTTGGCTTTCCGCCGAAGCACAGAGGCGCGGGAAGGGTCAGCCTTCAGGATTGTTCGGAGGCTGTCTGCTCCGGGGCCAGTAGTAGGCGCAGCTGCAAGGATTCGCTCATACTCGCTGCTGATCTCTTTCTGAAGCGCTTCCACTTGTTCCTTAGCGCCAATTCGCGTATTCTCACCAAGGTTTTTAGAAGCACTATGATCAAGGAACTCTTTTTGACTGTCTCGAAGATCCCGCGTCCCGGCTCTGATAATCCCAGCAGAATTATCGTTGCGACGGACGTTAAGACGCCGCTCCCTGAGCACCGCAACAATGTTTTCAGCGGCTTGGGGCTTGGTCTCTTCAAGTATCTCTACGTAGAGCTGACCAACCGTCTTGCGGCTCGCCGCGCTGCCAGAGCCAGCCTGCATTCTCTGGCTGACCTCTGTGTTGAGCGCACGTATGTCAGTATCGGAAAGCCCAGAATGCTTGAGGATACGGTGAACAGCCGTGATAGCCTGGGGCCGAAGACCTCCAGCAAGCTCCGTATCGATGACCTCGGCAACGGCCCGCATCTGCTCAGGACCACCGGAAAGACGCCCGGTCGCTGACTGAACTGACTCCCGGACGTTTTTCGGAGTAACCGAAGCGCCGCCCGTGCGAGACATAACGCCCGCTCTGTTAACAATCGAAGTCCCGACAGGCCCCAACACATTGATTGGAACGTTCTTCAGGTACGGGGTCTCAACGCCCACATCACCCAAATTCATAGTGGCCATGTCACCCGCAAGGCTGGCACGGTCCCCCAGAGTGGGGCGCTCACCCGTATAAGCTGAATTCTCTTCCGCAAGCGTGGTTGCGCCTTGTAATGCACCCTCGCCCGTCCATGCCGCAGACCCAGCCGCGAGCCGCCCAAGATAAGAGCCCACACGGGTTTTGCCCGCTGCATCGACAACTTGCTTGATCCCCGGAACATTCTTGGCAAGAGATGCCGCGCGTTGAGCAGGCAAAAGCTGTGCGGTCATACCCGTCATCTGACCAGCGGCAGCCCCCACAGGGAAGGAGTCTGACGCCTTTACAGCGCGGTCCCCAAAGTTCTCCTGAACCGTCCCCTCATATACCTCATTCCCCGCCCGCTGAAGTCCGCCACCCGTTAAGGCATTTACGCCTTTGAACAGGAATGCGTCTGCAGGGCTTTTAATGCCCGCATCCGGCTGGGGGTTGAAGTTCTCAAAGCTGTCAACAAGGCGGTCCACACCGCCCGCGAAGCCCTGCACCGCGCCCGTCTGGTTCTCCGGCTTGGGCTGAGCGTTAAAGTCCGGCGCCGGAAGCCCATTCGCTTTGGCCCGTGCCGTAATTCGATCTTGCTCCGGCGTTGAATAGCGCTTTTGCATAGCCGCGCGCATTTCTTCCTGGGTCACGCCCTCAGGAAAAACATACTCTTGGCCATCAGGCCCTTGAACGCGGGTTTCAGGCATTACTCAAAGTCCCCCGTTGCAGGGTTATAAACCAGAGGCTTGGCACCTTGGCCCTGAGGAGCATAAGCGCCGCCAGCTTGCGCCTTAGCGCGCTCAATGCCTCTTTCAATGACCTCAATATAGTCTTTCGCGGCTCTGATAGCGGCCTCTTTTCCGATGCCCTGATTTTGTAGACGGGTAATCGCTGCCGTGGCTTTCTGGCCTTCAATCTCGGTGATCTGACCGCCACCTTTAAGGGTCTCAAAGGCTTGCAGGAAGGCTCCGCCCGTAATCTCCTCAACAAGCGCTTGAGCCTCAGCTTCAGGCGTGTCTGGAACAGCAGGCCGAAGCCCACCAAGGGACGAAACGCCATAACGCCAATCAAGGCCCTCATGATTGATAAGAGAGTTTACGCGCTCAATACTGCGCTGCGCTGAAGCAATTGTTTGTGGCAGATCCTGCTGCGCTACGCGGCGGTCCGCCTCGTTTCCAACAATCGTGTCAATCGTGGCTTTGTTGCCGCCAACCTCTTCAGGTGTAGAGATGTTGATTCCCTGACCTGTGCGGCGGTCAATCGCTGTCGGAACACCGCCAACATCAGTGATTTGATACGGGTTCTGTACACCCATCCCACTACCGCGGATGCTGCCATCTCTCATAACCATCTGCAAATTGCCATTGGCGTCCACAAAGGTAGACTGAACTCGGTCTGTCGTGTTCGCAGCAGAATCAGGTGGCGGGGCATAATCCTCTACCGGATGAATGCCGCCGCGGTTATCTGTGCGGACAAACATAGGCTTTCCATCAGGCCCAATCACCTCATGCAGCGAATTGCCGTAAGTTGCAGGGTCAGCGCTCTCAGGCTTCGCAAACATCTGCTGAGCCATTCCGCCCGCAACCGCTTGAGGGGCAATCCCAAAAAGGGCAGCTTGCTCAGGTGTCAGCCCTTGCGCAAACTTATCCATCTTGGCTTGCTGCTCAGCCTCTTTCGTCCGAGCCTGCTTGTTCGCAATGCCTTGTGAGAGGCTTTGGAGCATGTAGCCGGGACCTGAGCGCTTATCGCCTGTCAGAAGACCCAGACCGCCCATAAGTAGCGTCTGACGGTCCATTCCAAGGGCTCCGTCCTGCTGAAGCCAAGGCGTCTTTTTCTTCTCGGTCTCACCGCCCTTCATCGCTTCATTATAGCGCTTCAGGGGGTTAAAGTATGACCCGTCAAACCCGGTTCCAATGGCCATTAGTACATCCCCGCTAGCATTCCGAGCCCGCCCATCAGGCCCTGCTGTCGATTCATGCCAAACATTCCCGGCTGTTGCATCCAGGGTGTCTTCTGAGCGCCCTGAGCCATCTTCTCCTTGCGCACCATCCCCTCATCTTGAGCTGGCTGGAAAGGATTAGAGGGAGGCATAGCCTGCCCCTGATGACCCTGAGCCATCATCTGAGCAAGAAACGGGTTCTGCATCATGTGCGGGTTCATCGGCAGCCCTCCATAATGAAGCTCTTGGCATTCATCACCGTTGGCTTCAGCCCGAGCATTGAATAATTAACCTTGAAGTAGCCTGACTTATCGACGCTCACCGCTTCCGGGTTCGTCTCAAGTATGTCCTGAGCCATGACACCACCGCGGCGCACCTCCGGAGCATCCGTATTATAGCGGAACTCATACCACTTATGGCCAAGCTTCTTACCCTTGGGTTTGATGTCGAGCTTGAGGCGTCTGTCTGAGAAGATTGCCGCGCCCGTAAGGCCAAGGCCCGCAACCGTCTGAAGGGTGCTAGGACCAGAGCTAGGCTGCGTCCCTGTAGAGGAGCCGCCCATAGCAGCCAAAGGCTGAACTGCGCCATTGTAGCGGTTCAGAAGGTCCCAACCTGCATTTTGGCCGAAGTTCCAGCGGTTCATGCTGTCAGCAAGCTGCTGCTGAGCCATGCCTTCATGCATCTGACCCAGACCCATAAGACCGCGATTGTTTGACTGAGAGTAATCATTGAGCCCCGGAACCATGCCGGCCGCCGCAAGAGACTGGGAATTAGCGCCCTGCTGAACACCTGCAGCCGCCTGTTGAGCCCCGAGATTCCGGCTAAGGTCACCCGCCTGACGTGCGCCAAGGGCTTCAGCAGCGCCAAAGCGGCGGTTCTGGTCTTGATCGTAAGCCTGTCCGTAGAAGTTGGTGGCCATGTCGCCAAGGCTGTCAGAGAGCTGATCCTGGTGAGCAACAGAGCCATAACGGCCCGCCTTCGAGAACATCGCTGACGTATTGTCTCGCACCCGCTCCGCCGCATTGTTGAAGCTGGCATCCAGATAAGGGTTGCTCTGCCCATTATTGGCAAAGTCCTGCAAGACGTTTGCGCCCGCATTATTCTGCTGAGCGCCCGCGTTCTGGATGTTGTTGACAAAGGGGTTATTCTGGTTCTGGCCCGCAACGCCAGTGATCGCCCCCTGCATGGCATCATAGCCCACAGGGTTCGCCTGGCTGAATTGGTTCTCGAGTCCCTGCATCCCCGCAACCGTCTGGTTCGAGAATGGAACAACCGTAGATCCCGGATAATACTCAGCCCCTTGGTTATAAAGCGATTGAGCCCCACTGAAAATGTTTCTCAGGTGAGGCTGCGCAGCGCTCCAAGGTTCTGAATTTTGGGTTACGGTCTCTGTACCGCTACTTGTCCCCATCGGGCACCTCCAGCTCACATTCATACATTGTCGCGATTGGCTTCCAATCAACGCCCAATGCTCTCATTGAACGCTGCCATCCACGGCGTCCAATGTACTGAATGCGGCTGGCACCATTGTGCTTTGCCCATGCTTTCAGGTCTTCAAATAAAGGTAGCCACTCCTCAGACGGACCCTTACCGCCTGTCAAAATGACCTCTGCAACTAATTCATCTGTAGGATAACGGTTGAGACTGGTGCAAGCAACAGCCTTAACATGCTCCCCAAACGTTTCTGCGCTCGCATGCTCAGGGTCAAAGATGACCCATAGCTGCCAGATGTCTCTTTGATTCATACCGGCGCAACGCTCAAGCGCTGAAGACGGATCAAAGCGACCATTAGAATAAGCACACGCCTTCTCCAGCAGAGGCATGACATGCTTGCCAATCACCCCCACCATATCTGGCTTGACCTGATCAAGGCGCAGTCCGCTCATCGTTTCACTCATTACATTGCCCCTATGAATGGATTAGACATGCCCGCGCCCATGTACGGGATGAATGGATTACGGCCCGCAGAACCGCCCGCGCCACCCCCGACAGATGGAAAAGACGGCGCGGGCGTCTGCGCCTGGCCACTAGGGGGCGGGCTGGACGCAGCTTGAGAGCCCGAACCAGGGCCCATTGTGTTGTAATGCCACTGATAATACTCAGGGCGGGAAATCGAACCGTTTCTATCCAAGTCAGCACCGCGACCACCGCCACCGAGAAGGTGAGGGCTATTCGCCATGTTCTGCTGGCTGTACGCGTTCACAATGTCTGGGCGCCCATCAATGTAAGACTGCCACGCCGGAGGAGGCGGAGTCTGTGGGGTGGGCATTTGAGGCTGTGCAGGCGTCTGAGGCTGCGCAGGGTTAGCCGGGTGGCTTGGATCTGTCACAGGCGTCTCTTGCAGGCCAGGGGCACCAATCCGGAAGTTGTTACCCTCCCAGAAGTTCGCAGGTGGCTGCATGTTCGTCTTGATAGGGGGTGTTCCAGCTGCGCCCGCTTGTGCAGTCGCGCCGCCACCGGCAAGCCCTTGGGAATACAGATTGAGAATGTTGCTCAGGGGCATTATCCGCTCCAACTATAGTCAAAAGTCCGGTCTGATTGCGCATTGTTAGCATGGGTCAGCGTGAAGCTTCCCGTGGCCTTTGCGCTCACATACATTCCGCCCGCTCCCAGCTCAGCAGCCGCATTGGCTGTAGTTGGAGTGAGGCAAATGGTAGAAAAAGCATTAACCCTAGCCTCACTCACCACTGTTGTGGCAGTATTTGCGTCTAAGGTAAAGCTTCCATAGCTATCTGTGCGCCCGTCAATAATCCCATTGACCGCAACAGCTATTCGCCGCGGGTCACTCTCTCTCGGGCTTATCTTCTGAGTGCGGGTCTGGGTCATGTCACACCATCGTCAGCCATCTCAAAATTCAGGGCGCTGGCATCCGTCCACGTCGCCGCAGCAGGTATACCCATCTTGACCCTATGATAACGCCCTGTAGCCTGATGAGAGGTAAAGCCGTTACTCTCCTGGCTCATTGCGCTGCCATAGCTTGCAGTTGCCGCAAGACGGGCCTTGGGCGCTACTGAGATCGTTGCCGATGTCGTATCAACCACAGGTTCAACACCGCTCAGGAAGGTGCGCCGTCCCTTCATAAACTCGAAGTCGCCGCTCTCAATCGTCGCCTCAAGCGCTGACCCCGAGAATGGGCCTAGCTGGTCTGTCGAGCCAAAGCCGTTCAGCTGGAGTGTCCCGCCTGTCAGGGTCGGATCATCAAGAGGCACATCAAAGTTATCAATGTTCGTGGTGAGCGTATCAAGGCCATCAAGGGTGTAGCCAAGGCCGTAAATGTTCACCAAACGCTCTACCGTTGTTCTCGCATAGGCCCACTTTCCAGCGGTCCAGTTATACATGAGCAGCGTATCAGGCGTTCCATTCGAGCTGTTCGACGAGGCGTAGGACCAGTAGACTACCTTGGATTGAGGATCTACCTCTGAGGTCATCTTGGTCAGATACTCCTGGTTCACATCATTGAAGAACCACTGGTCAACCTTGTCCGCCCCGATAGGCTGCAGGGCATCGCCTGCCAGCATGTAGAAGCCATCATTGGCAAGGAAGAAGCTGATTGCGCCCTGAGAGCAGATAGAGCCGTCAACAATCGCCCCTTTCTCCTCGGAAATCACGTCAATCTGCATGATGACGGGTGGGCCAACATACTGAAGACGCCGGATCTTGTAGCGCTGGAAGATGATCAGGACATCATGCGCCGCAAAGCCCTGAATCGATCCGCCGTCTGGGAAGGTCTGTGCATCTGACTGGTCTGTGCCAGCAGTCCATCCCGTCGCGTCATTAATCGCGCTCCAGATGAGCTGCGACACGCTGTTTTCAGTGTTCCCCATGAATACGAAGTCGCTAAATGTCTCAATGTGACGGGATTTTGGAGGTGAGCCGCCAAGCGCCGCAAAGTTGGACCCTGATGTCATGTTGATCGACTGAGGCGCATCATTCCAGTTCACACCAATGCACAGATCCCCAAACTGGGTGAAGTCCCATGTCTCATTGGTTGAGGTGGTATAATCACCACCAGAGGAGCGCGTTCGATCCGTCCAGGAGCCATCATTTGCCAGCTCATACAGCTTTGTCGCCGTGCCCGCATAGATGTGGCTTCCAAGATCAGAATCCCGAAAGCTCGCAGCCCCTACAGCGGTAGCAGCAAGCGCCGTTGACCCATTCGTCAACGCCTTAAAGGGCTTGTAGCCTGCAGGGTGTGGAATCACGTTCTCAGCCTTGAGAAGCTTTGGCCCCATCACTGACGGCAGGTCAGGCGTCCAATCTCCAAGAGGTATCATACAACTCTATCCGCAAACATGGCGAGCGCATCGCCCCCAAACTCTTCAGAATCCGCATCCTCGTTCATTGACATAACCGCTGAGCGGAACTGCGTCATATACATTGCCGCCGTATCAAACTGACGAATTGCGGCATAAGCCTCTGCCAATGCCCCATAGAAGTAAGCGCGGGGCGATTTGGTCAGGTATACATCAGCGTCAACATCGGCACTCATGGCCGCAGGGACCGAGTAATAGGTAAACTTGATGTCATCGGAGCTGTAGGGCGCAACCTGGAGCGTCTTCTTGACCACCGTGTAGAAGGCAGGCGTTCCGGCTTGTGTCTTGCTACCAAGGCGATTGAACCGCGGGGCAGGCATGAAGGTGATAGGCGTCTCATCCGCATCATCGAGGAAGAGCGAATGGCGCTGCAAGTAGGTGTTGGCCAGCCCTGAGAGGTCCGCCACACCAGCGGTGAGGGCTAAGCTCTCATCCTTGGTCAGCATCTCATCAATCCGAACGGGTGGGATTTTATTACCCTCATCGCCTATAATCAATCGATCTCGGGCAAGGGTAATGAAGTCAGGGATTTGAGCTGTCATGTCAGACCGGCTCAGCCGTGTCGCAATCGCTGTCTTCAGCTCGCCATAGTTATCGAAGGCCATTATGCAGAGCGCTCCCCATGATAGAAACAAGATACTGCGGCGCTATAGGTGCCTGCTGTTCGAGTGTATTTGACAATCAAGTCACCGACTGCCGGTGTAAACGTGTTGCCGTGAGCGTCTGTCAGTGTCCCACCAGTGTTGATTGCGGTGACGTTTGTTTCAGTGAACTGCGATGCAACCTTATTTAGCGCGCCGCCGACAACGCCGCATTTGAGCTGGTTAGGGCTGAAGAGACGGTCACGGGTGATTGTACGCTGGTCCGACTTCTCAAAGCCTACCCCTTGAACGTATTCAATGTCGCAGTCTGTGCCATCAATCCGGGTGATAACGCCTAGTTGCACCTGCCCCGTGGCTGTCGAATTGCGGTCAACGTTGATGTAAACCGCGCAAAGGTCTATCCGCCCATCTCTAGTGTGCGGCATGCCCGTGGTATTCGACAGGTCAATGAAGCCTGCATAGGTGGTTGCGCTGATGTCGCCCGAAGAAACGGCAGCAAAGACGCTGCGCTCGCGCTCCGTCACTGTCGTCAGAATCTCGTTATCGTCTGACCCAGATGCCGGAAAGAGATCAGAGCCAAAGCCCGTTAGCAGGGCAAATGAGGTCTGTGCTGAGCTGTCATTGTCATAAACGATTTTGACCGCACGGCCAGGAATGTTCACAAGAGTCCGGAAGTAGCCAACATTGGCCTTGACCACCGTGGAGCCTGAGAAGGTTTCCACTACATCGCTATCAGAGATGGTCCCGCTAGGGTCTACACCGTCCTTCAGGATGCCAAATTTGACCGTTAGTGTGCCGTCCTGGTCCGCTTTGACGTTAACGCCCATGTGCGGATAGTAATTGACCCGCCATTGACCCGTGAAGCTTTCAGATGAGCCAAGCGCAGTGTTGGAGCTGTTGCCCCCATCCTTTACGCCTCGCGGTGTGGCTGGCATTGGAGTGTTAACCCCTGCGGGCACACCCCCATAGCCGTCTGCGTCCTTGAAAAATAGCCAATCAGCCATTTAGCGCCACTCCCTCTCGATCCATTCGTGATCGAGCTGATGCGCCTTTTCTTCGCCGTGAAAGTAGACGATGCGCGAACCATCCAGCCCGTAATGCTTTACGTGCCCCTTGTATGACACAATTTCCCCCGGAAACAAATCGTCTAATACGGCAACGTCACCGCGCTTTGCCAGGCTCCGGATAAAGTTCATATCCTTGGCATAGCCATCGAACTCATCACGACGCTCTAACCACTCGTCATAGACCCAATGGCAATTGCGAGGAACAAGGCCCACACCGTTGCACACCAGATCAGGGAAGAAAGGATCGCGAGGCATCGCAAGTTTACCGCCCTCAAGGCAGTAACGGGCCAGATGATCAATGTTATCGACAACTATGGTATCAAGGCCAACCAGTATCATGGGACGGCCTAGCTTATACGGTTCAAGGCAATGTTCATAGGTGGGCTTGGCCACGCTAAAAGGGTGCTGTTCAATGGGCTCCGAGAACTCACGGCGCTTCTCAGTGAAGCAGATAAACTCGAAGGGGACAGTCAGATGACGGGCAAAATTGCGATACAGCCGCTCTACCCATTCCTCCGTATACATCTCGGAGAATGGCTTGGTTTCGTCGTTCGCGTCCCAGAAGGGACAGGCAATGACAAGCTCATCATGCAATGACAAATCCTCGCGACTCCATATAGGCGATAGAGTCCTCTAACGTGCGGTCTGTCTTGGCAAAGCGAATCCGCACCTTATCCGCATCCCCCTGAATCTCTCTCAGGGCGCCATCACCAATCCATAACGTATTTTCGGGGACATCCCGAGTCACAGTAGCATTCGCTGCCACCATCGCCCCAGCGCCAATAATCACGCCGGGAAGTATTACCGCTCCCGCACCCACTGACGCGCCGTCTTCCATGACGACCGCATACCGGCCCTCTGTGTAGGCATCCGCGTTAAATCCTGTCTTGTTCGCCCTTGGCCACGCATCGTTGCAGAAGGTGACATTCGGCGCAATAAAGCAGTCATTGCCGACTTTGAAACCTGGGCCCATCGCAAGATTATGAGCAATGACAGTCCTATCGCCAATAACAGAGCCATCAATGCAAGCCCCAGAAGCAATGTTGCAATCCTTGCCGATGCGCGCGCCACGGATAACCGATGCGAACTGCCAGATCTTTGTGCCCGCACCAATTGAGCAGTCATCATGAACCTCTGCCTTTGGGTGAACGAAATACTCAGGTGTCATGCACATTTTAGAGCCCCTCTCTTAGATCCCGAGCACACTTGACCACAACTGGCATCCATGTGCTGCCCTCTTTCTTCCGGTAGGTCTTCACGTCCTGCCAGACCCATGCATCCCCTGCGGCTTCAGCAAAGCGCCAGGGCGGGTTAGGGCCTACCAAGGCTCTCAGAGGCGTTCCAACCGCTCCAGCGATGTCACACACGGTCTGGGGGACACTGACCACCACATCGAGCGCCGCAATCAGAGCCGCTGTCAGATCAAGGTCAACCCCCTTGCGCGTCGCCCACGGGAAATCAACGACTCCATTAGGTATAGGCCCGTCCTGGTACTCAAGGTTAACAATTGTCGCTTCAGGTGTTGCCAGTATCGGGCCTAATTCTTCAATCGGAATGGTCCGCTCTGCACGGTCCCAGTCCTTCGCCCCGCCAGACCATGACAGACCAATGTAAGGCCCATCACCCGTCTCAGCGAGCTTCTTCTTAAACATCTCAACAAGGTGCGGGTCAGG